GATATACGGTTTTACCAAATCCCCAAAACTTAACACCCTCAGATTCCTCTCCACGAACAATTACAGGTGCAAAAGTTCTCATCTTTGGTTCGATTCTCTTACCTTGAATCCATTCATCTTTGTCACCTGATGATTTTAGTTTATCAGCAAATTGCTGAACAGGATCTGGTCTACCAAAAGATTGTGGTGATAATACAGTTTTGTTTGGTACTAAACTGTAGTGAAAAAACAATTCAATAAATGGATTGTCTTTATTATGTGCATAAGGAACTATTCTAATTTGAGTTTTTCCTGGTTGCGGTTTCCAAATAAGCGAAGCAGTGCTGCTTGTATTTTGTAACTGGTTTAATCTGGACTTGATTGCATTTATATCCATTATTATTCTCCTAGTTATGTTTAAGGTTTATTATCTATTAATAAGTATCAATAGATTTATTTTATTGTTTATAATATACAAACTTTTCTAATGAAAAACAAGAGTTTTATATGTTTATTATTTTTAATATTCTTGTTGGTATAACTGATAACCCTTCTTTGTTAGTTATCAATATTTTATTACTATAGACATCCCATGGTATTTCCAGTTTAGGATCCAATATCCCATTATTTATATTTTTAATTATCTCATTCAATGCATTAATAGTATAAAGAGTATTGGTTAATTTTTTTCTATGTAATGATATGGTTTTACTAACCAATGCAAAATCTAATTGTTCATTACACTCTACATTATAAGTACATACCAATTCATGATTTTTTTCTTCATTTTGAAGAACATAAATTTTCTCATAAACTATGGTAAAATGTTTAGTTATATCAGCTATAGTCTGCTCTAAATTTCTTTTATTCGTAAAAGAACACAATAATTGAGTTTTCATATAAATCTCTTTATTTTTGAGCTTTTTTAATCCAATATTCTGCTGGATTATTATGTTTCATTCTACTTGAATATACATTACTCGGTGTTATTTTGCCTTTATTATTAACCATATAACCCTGGTCAGGATCCCAACCATGCCAAACCACACTATCTGTTCCATTTGAATGAACTCTTTTTACATAAGTTTTCTTATCTCTTTTGTAAGTTACATAATCAGAATTAGAATATGATTGTGTTTTCATTCCTCGTTCAGGATGATTGTAAACCATTGTAGCCACCCATTGATTAAAGTGATAGAATTCCATTCGTTTTTGTGCATTTTCCAAACCTTCACTACTTTTCATTTTTTCTTGATTCAATCTTTTTAACTGATTCTTAGCTGCATTTTTAGCTTTACCCATAACCTCTTCCAACACATCACTATCTCTAAATTGTGGATAGTATTCATAAAGAGTATTTAAGTTATCATCATACATCTGTTTTAATTCATCATCACTTATTGGTTTTTGAGCTTCATCAGAATCAGGAAATAATCTATCATAATAGTCTGTTAATCCTTTCAATACATTTAAAGTACCTTTTCTCTTCTCGCCATTTACAATAATCTCAACATCGTTGTCCTTATAGCTAGAGTTTTCATTTTTATTTGGCATCTGTGAAGCACCACCACCAGCAAACTTAACAGATGTTCCCTTTATGTATAAGACTCCATCATCGGCATGCCTACCATCTACAGATGTTACAGTTGATTTAATTTGATCACCACCCATTACAGATAACACATCGGATGTTTTAAAGTTTCCAGATGATGGTATGTAAGTTTCAATTCCTTTATTTAAAAGACTCATAGCTTCAAATGTCTCCGCCATATATGCAGTCATATTTACAAATTCATTCACACCATTAGGATTATTAATCTTTGTTGCTGCCATAATATCCAAACAAACTTGGTCGAATTCTTCTTGTAACTTTTGTCTAGCACCAGTAGTTGCCGCATTGTTCTTTTCTTCTTCCAATCGTTGAAGTTTTTTCAAACCACTTTTTACATTACTAGCGATTTCAATATTAAATTCATCGGTTAATTGGCTTTCAATTTTATCAAACATATCTATCATATTATTTGAAGCATTAACAATACATTCTGTTCTACCCTCATCAGTATGAGCTGAATTTATATCACAAAATTCAACCTCACCATCTGGTAAAGTTTCTAATTTTTTCTGTGCTAATGGATCGTTAGGATCAGCCTTAATCGTAAACTTTCTTTCACCTATGGTAACTTCTTTGGAAACAATCTTACCATCTTTCATATTCGTTTTTACTGTTCCGACTTTTCTTTTGGTATGAACTTCATTTGGAGCGACAGCAGTTCTACTTATTCCACCTGGTTTAGGTGGTACTTTAACTCCAGCCTTTTCAAACACATCAACAATATTTTTTTGCCCAACACTACCCTCATTTTTAGTTCCTGTGGCATACCTATATTTACTACCAACATAAAGTTTTGCTTTATTTGCTTTTCCAGGTTGTAGATAAATTGGTTTTGTTAGCTCATACTTATCAACCAAAGTCTGTGCTAATATCCTTGCCTCTTCCTTTTTCCCATCTTTTAACAATTCTTCAACTTTGTTAGCTGTCTTTTCAATTAGTGGATAAACAATCTCTTTATTTTGTGCTAAAACTGTACCAATCTTTTCACCCGGCATCACAAGATCCAAGTCAGGCATCTCTATTCCACTAACAACAGTTCCTTTTTGAGACTGAGTCTTATTATCACTATCACCGGCATCATCAGGTTTATCATCCTTTTCCTTTGCTTTCTTTATTTTTTCAATATCATCCTTAGAAGCGTTTTTCTTAATTACTGTATGTTTATCTTTATTAACATTTTTAACTGTGTATATATTACCTGTTTTTTTATTCTTTACGATATGATCTTCATCTAAAGCCAATAAAACATTATCTACTATTTTAGAGTCAATACCCCGCCTCAAACATATCTCTTTCAATATAGATACATGACCAGCATCCTTTGGATCGGGTGTACCATTGTGTACTCTAACTCTCCACTCTAAAAATAAAGATTCAACTAATGGATGTATTTTCACTCATTTCCCCGTAATTTTTTCCTATTTTCATCTTTATCATAAAACCATCATTCTCAAGAATATTTTTAATATCTTTCAAGAGTCCTTTTCCATCTTTTTTTGAATAATCAAATAAAAAACTATCATAATTATAAAGTACAATGTCTGTACCCTTATTTAATAAATAGTTGTGTATTTCCTTTAACAATATAACATTTCTTTCCGTCTCATATGACTGAATGTAGTAATTAAATAACTTCTGTGGGTTTAAATCACCCAAATTAGCCTTTTTTATCGGCCTCTTATAAATATGTGATTTTATAAATTTCTTACTTATATATTCATCATAAAAAATCTTAACCAGTCTATCAACACCTCTAAAAAACTTACTCTTTTTCAATACATTTGGTCTTATACCACCATATAGATTTTGAAATGTTATATTTTTAGCCTCATCCCTCGATACATCAAAATCATTAGCTAATTTATCATACACATATACATCCCCAAATTCATAATCTATCAATTTCGAAATTAACCTTGGATGATATGATTCAAAATCAAATTCAATGAACGCATCATTTTCTGGAACAAAACACTCTCTTTGTTTTGGCGTCAAAGCAGCATAATTAATATTATTTATAGCATTTGATGGCCGTGATGTTGTAGTAAAAAAATTATAATTCTGATACACTCTATCTTTATATATTATATTCCCTCTAAAATCAAAAGTATCTCTAAACTTTTTCTCATTAACCTTAATACCATTCTTTTCTATATTATAAAATGCTCTAGTAAAATCCTTATGAAATTTCCCAAAATCATTTAAATTAATATTAGATTCTATCTTATCAATAGCTATTGATTTAGCCTTCTCAACCATTTTTTGTAGTGGATAGTAATAACCGAACCCCCCAAATTCAGAATAGAAATTATCGAATTCAAATTTGTACTTTGGTTCATTATATAACCAATAATTAACAACATTTATATCAGCAAAATCTATTTCATGTCTTAAAAATGTCCTATAATCAAAACCAACATACATATTACTTTTATCTATATTATCAATATCCTTCTCCCTATGTTTTGCAAAAATAATATCTTCTTCATACATAAAGACAAGTTTATTAAGTGGGTGGCATTTAGATAGATTTGGATGTTTAGTTGCAGTTATCCCCATACCTTAATATAACC